TTTTATTTTAGGGGCATCGTACAATGGTAGTACATCGGTCTCCAAAACCGCTGATGGGAGTTCGATTCTCTCTGCCCCTGCCTACATACTCAAAGTCGAACACTGAAATACTTATCATAAATAACGTATGTTTAAGGAGAGTTTATATACAATAAAACCGCTATATCAGCGGTTTTTTATTATTCAACTTTGAAATAATCTTTAGCAACTTCCACGATCATATCTTCTGGATAGTCTTTTTTTAATTCTTCAATGCGTTTTAGCATAGGTGTACGTAAAGGCTCTTTTCTAGGGATAATTTCTTTTCCGTACATTGTATTGAAAACATAATCTCCGAATGCGTATGCGTCAATCTCTAAAGGTTGCAGCTCGTAGTCTTTTACTGTGTTACCCATGTATGATTCTAAATTCTTTCTCCATGAATCCACAAGTTCTTTAGGCTCGATATCGTAAGCAAGTGGACTGTCACATACCAGTTGCTGATATACGTGCCTACACTCATGCAAGCAACCATTAAAAAGAATAACATCATCTTCATAATCAGCATTTAAGTATATGTGATAGTGGTTTCCCTTTCTGATTGTTGTTGCAATACGACTAACAAAATCTTTTGGAATGCGATAGTGAATAAATGGAGTAGGAATCTCCAAGATATCGCATGCAACATTTATATACAGTCTCATTTGCGATTTTCGTTTATTATATTCTTCATTCTTATTCATACATCAAATATAAAATAAAATTCCCCCTACCGCAATATCAATCACGATAAGGGGGAGGAGGAATTATGGAAAATCAACTTACTTTAAATCTTCTTCAGCAGTCTCATTAGGCTCTACTTCTGGTAGACCTGCAAGAGATGTTCCGATAGATAAAATAGCCGCCAATACCGATGTAGAACATACAAGTTTCCAATCAACTGCACCGATTGTTGCGGTTGTTCCAATTGTTGCTACAAATGTTTGTGCAGCCGTTTTTAGTGCACGTCTGCCCGCAGCTTTCGCCCATTTACTCCAATAGTTTTTGTCTTTCATTTATTATCCTTTCTTTCTTCTACTCGTTTGATTCGTTCTGTTAGAAACGTTACGGATGTTTCTGTTTGAGCGAGTCTGTTTTCCAGAGACATAACACGATTGCTTACATCTCTGGTTGTGGCTTTTAAATCTGTGATTCCTTCTTTTACGTATGCGATATTCGCATTCATCTTGCCAAGTTCTTCGGCAAGTTCTTTGGCTTGATCTTTGTTGCCCTTGTGGATTGTCGAATTGACGCTCCAAATGGTAGCAACTAGACCACCAAGAGATACTAGCAAACTAAGATAAACTGGATTAATTCCTTCTTGCATGAAATCACCGCCTATCGAACTCGTATTGTGTTGCCAGGATAAATCAGATTAGGATTGCTAATACCATTTACTTCTGCTAACCATTGCCATGTTGTTCCAAACTTAGCTGCAATACCGGATAATGTATCTCCACTTTGGATGGTGTAGTATTCTTCACTTGTTGTAGGTGCAGTACCATCAATGCGAATTTCCTGTCCTACATGAATCAAGTTAGGATTTGCAATTCCATTGATTTCTGCTAAGTGTTGGTATGTTGTACCATACATGCTTGCAATTCCACTCAATGTATCTCCAGATTGCACGATGTAAGTAGTGCCATCATTTTGCACTGGTTGTACGTATGTTTGCACTTGTGGATGTGATGTTGGAAGAATAGGCTGACCTGTTGCACCTGCGTAAGCAAGCCACGTATTAGCGTCACCATAGAATAAGGATAAGTCTAGGTTTCCACTCCATCCGTAGATTCTTCCTGTTGATGTGTACTGGTGCATGATGTGTTTAACTGAAATAGTATTCCATGGTGTATCTACCCATCCCATAGGATTGTTGTCTGCATACTGTGCAATCCATAATCCGTTATCAGTTAAATTTGTCACTTGGTCTACTGCACTGTTTTGTACGTACACTACTGGGTTGATTCCTGTGCATGCATAAACTCTATCGCAGAACTCTTTACACCAATATGGATTTCCCCATTGTGCATTTTGTTCAGATTCCCAATCGAGAACTAGCATTGCTTCTCCGATATATCCTTGAATGTTATCCAAGAAGAAGTCGGCTTCTGCAGTTGCGTTTCCACCACTTGCATAGTGATATACACCTAATAACTTTCCAGCAGATTTTGCAGCTTGATATAGGCTATCGCAAATAGGATTGATATATCCTGTGCCTTGCGTAGCCTTAATAATTACTGCGTCACAATCAAGATTTGTGTTATCAATTCCTTCTTGCCATGACGCTTCATCTACTACCCTTAATGCCATATTTTTTCCACCTTTCTAAATAAAAATAGGCTACTCCCTGTGTTAGGGAATAGCCTTTGCTATCTATACTTTATTGTTGTTTTGCTTCATCTTAAATATACACCATTTAATCGAAAAAACAATTAAATGACTGTGCAATATTCTAGTTTTTGTAATAATCCCAAGCATTTGTAAAGCCTGGTTCATTACCCTTGTTGTTATCAATCTTCGAGATAAATACAATTTCTCTAGCGATTGCTAAATCGCCTTTGTTATAGGTTTTCTTTTCATCCCACTTTTCTGCTTTCTTAGGCTTTGTCATATCTTCATACAACAACGGCTCTGTATCTGGAGTTCTACCTTTTACTGCAGTATGGTTTGCACCTACAATATATGGAATGCCATTGTAGGAAATACGTTGCCCCTTAGTGAATTTTGTACCTTCTTTCCACTTATCGAGATATGCAACATACTTCTTAACAGTCTCTACGCTTGCGGTTTGTAAGCATTCTTTAATTAAAGGCTTAATTTCATTGAAGTCTCTTGAATCAATATCCTGCTGGGGAACATCTTTCAAGATAAACGACAATGTATATCCACTTTCGTTTTTTGAGAATGTGAACGGCTCCGTATATATCTTACGCACAATGCCATCATCGAAGGATATATCATGGATAACCCCCACCTCAAAGGAATCAATTAGTATTTTTAAGTTTTCAAAGATTGTTCTCTGGAAAGTAACAACGCTTTTGTTTGTATCTTGTATCTCTGTAAACTTTTTACCATCAATAATCATCTTGCCACCTCTTTATTTACATTTGTAAAACAGAACATCAACTCTAGCAACAATAGGAACACTTGCCCAACCGCTAGGATTATAAACTGTACAATATGCCACGCTATTTACAAAGTTATATAGCGAAACGTTACATCTATAATCTGTGTAAGCCTGTATAATACCGATCGTTTTGTAGCCATCTGGTGCGGTGACTGTAATGCGTACATCCTCTCTATCATTCATTGTTGCGTTAAATGATTTACGTGCACCAAACGACTCAAACCTCTTTACAATAAACGTGTCATCACCGCCAATTACCAAGCCACCTTTTGCGTATGTTCTACCAAGCGTTGAGGTGTCGCCTTCATTATAAATTCCACATGGATTGCTACCATTCTTTCTAACCCATAGCATGTGTACGCTTGTGGTAAGTTTTCCAAGAATCATGGCCCACAAATTACCAGTCAGTACATACGACCTTTCTGTGGACTGTCCATAACTGTCTGTGACTTTTAATGTAAGGTTGTAGTTCCTGTCATACGAATATCCAACAATACGTTGCTTGACTGTGAACTCATTTCCATTCAGTTGCCCTGTTCCATTTGTACTTCTATTTCCATCATCTTTTACTGTGATAGTAAGTACGTTATTTTCACCATTGTAAAATGTTC